TGATGATATTTACATTCATATATTCACCACTGAGGGTACTACTGTATGTATCCCAAAAGACTTATTAGATGGCACGATATAAAAAGGATGGTAACTTCTACGTCAAGTATCCTACCAGGAGAAAGATGGCAGCAATTCTCAAGAGAATAATCATGAGCAAAGGGCTCTACCAGGAGGGTACATTGGTTGACTCTGTGCGTATCAATGCAAGAGTCACAGGCTTCGCCAAGCTTGAGATTGATATCATTGCCATGTATTACTTTATTTTCCTTAACAATGGTGCATATCTTTGGAATGGTGGGGTAATACCTCCGTATGATATTGTGAGTGAGTTTACTGATCGCATGAGCAGTGAAGGATTGACCACAGAAATCTATTCTCAGTATACTGAATGGATAACTCAAAACTATCCGATGGTTGAAGCGGTTGAGGTGTTGGCTAAGGACCAAAAGATTATCTATAACTTCGTACCTGTTGACCCTCCTGCAGGGTTCACTGTTGGTAGCCCATTAGATGTCTAACTCTTTTTTCATCCCAAGCATATTAAATACGTAGTAAAGCGGTAGCCCTCCTATGGCATCGGACTTGGATAGATCACCATTGCACAGGTTGTATATCAGTAGCTCCCATGACCACTTAGCTGTGTTCTTTTCAGGCTCTGTATCCGGATCATCCTCATCCTCTTCATAGCCTTCAGCAGGTTCAGGTGGTAGAGGGTCTTCGAATAGGTTGGTATATGTGGTCAAAAACTGCTCACGAAATTTAAGGAATTCTTTGATCACTCCGTATACATCCGTGACAGGTACATCCATTAATCTCTCAGCTCTGAGCTTGCAGTCAAATTCATAGGGCTCCCATATCACCTCACCCCATTCATTCTCTTTGGTTTGCCGGTACAGGATAGCACAGATGTAGGGTAGGTTGATCAGGTAGTTATCATTGAAGAAATAGTTGAGGTCAATGTACTCGTAAAGAGTGAGCTTATTGAGTGGCTTAAATACCATTCCTTCTACCTCATGCTTCCATTGACTGGATGGTTCAGACGTTGCCCACTTGCATTGATTAATCATATCGGAGAGCTCTTCAATGTCAAGCTCATCAATATCTACATCAGTTAGGATGTAAAGGACCTCACTATTGTAGTGAATAGATCCCTGCTCTTTATCAATTTTGGCTATCTCCGTCCACTGCTCCAGTGTCACCTCCCTCCAACTTCGGGGTAGCTTGTGCTCTGATTTTTTCACTTATGAAAGATATGTAAGGAATGCAAATAGACGCAGGTAATTTTGCCAAGAATTTACTCTTGTGTTTAATATGAGCGTCCGTATAGTGCTCAACAGGTCCAAGGTCCTCACGTTTAAAGAACACTGCCAGGATATTGCTGATGTATCCCTTCTCTTTGCCGATGCTGTACTTCTCAATGAGCTTACTATCACGCACGGTCATCTTCATCTCAGCCTTATAGGTGTACCCTTCATGCTCTAATGAGTTAACCGTCTCATAGTTCAAATTAGGATGCTCATTAAACTGCCGAATAATATCAATAAAGTTTTCAACATCCACATCATTGAACTCACTTTCAGGTATCCCGAGGTAGTCAAATATCTTCAGGTGTCTTTCAATGGGGTCAAGGGTTGTATCACTGTTAAAATCAGTCAACTTTTCAAATTGTTCCACCGTTAACTCGGTGATTAGGTTGGGAATTTCCCGGTCAAGTATTTTAATCATTTGCAATTTTTGAACAAATATAAAAAAAATACAATATATACGTGACCGAATTACCAATTTACACCATTACCATCGACCCTGACTATGCTGAGGGCGGTGAAGACTTAGGCATTGAGGCTATTGCATTCACATCTAAGCCTGCTATTAAAGTGAAAGGTATGGCATTCAACCAACAGACTAAGGCATTAGCTTTCAAAGATGGGTTGAAGTACCGTATCACAGCTCCTGCCATGATACCTATGGAAATTTATCGTAAGGATGATGATACTGATGAGGAGTACATGGTCAAGTTCACGGTTGAGGAGATAGATGCAATGCACTCCAAGTTCATGCAGCAGTTAGTTAACTCTGCCAAGTTTAACCTTGAGCACAATGAAGAGAAAAAAGTACCTGCCTACATCCTTGAGGCATGGCTAGTAGATAAGCCCGAGCTTGATAAGGCATACACAACCTATGGCATTGAGGTGCCTTCCGGTACGTTAATGCTAACAGCTCAAATAACTGATATTGAATACTACAACAAGCTGGTTGAAAAGGATCAGGTAGGGTTCAGCATTGAGGGCTTCATGGGAATGAAACTAAAATCTAAATATAATATGCAATTACCTGATGGAGAGCACCTCATTGAGGGCAAAATCTACGTTGTCAAGGATGGCAGCGTAGTTGAAATTAAAGAAGAGGAAAAAGTCGAGGAGACTATGGAGGAGAAAGAAGAGGTAGCAATGGCTGAAACTGTAGTGGAAGAGGAAGAAGTGAAGGAAGAGGTTGAGGCTGCTGTTGACCCTGCCATGGATGCTGAGGCTATCCTTGCAATCGTTCAGCCTATGATCGCTGAGCAAATCAATTCAGTGTTAGCTATAGTAGCTGAGCTAAAAAGTCAATTAGAGGAGGCTCTTGGAGCTGAGACTGAGGAGGAAGAGGAGACTATTGAGATTGATGCTAAGACTATGCTTGCTGAGAACCTAAGAAAGTTTAACCAATTTAATTCTAAATAAAAATGCGTAAATTAAAATTCGACCTACAAGTCGACCCAACAGCTTTATTGGCTGCAAACCCTGAGGCATTCTACTCCGCCGCCTACTTAACGTCGGATGTGCCTAACAACTTCCGTACTTTGCCTGGTGTTAAATACCAGACAAAACTTGGTACTGTTGTTTTCGGTAATGTATTACAATCATCTACCTGTGCATGGCCAACTCCAGGCTCAACTGATGACTTGAGTGCAGTGTTGATTGACGTTTGTGCTGTATCTGCTATGGCTCAAATCTGTCAGTTCGACCTTGAGCAGTCATTCGTTTCTTTGCAGATGACTAAAGGGTCTAACAGTGACTTCTCTGTTGCATCTTTTATGAACTTCTACTGGGAGACTATGGCTAAGACTGTTGGTCAAGACATCGAGAACATCCGATGGAAAGGTGATACAGCTTCATTGAACCCAACCCTTGCTTTGTGTGATGGTTATGAGAAAAAGTTGACTGCTGCTGTAGGACCTGGTGGAGTTATCAACGGTGGTACTGGTAATATCACTTCATTCGGAGCTCTTGAGACTGCATTGTCTACTGCATTCGCTTTATTGCCTGCTGCGGTTGCTTCTAACACTGCTGACCTACGCTTCTACCTACCTACTCAATTAGTAAATATCTACCGATTAGGAGTAGCTGCAGGTAACACCAATGCATACATCACTCAGGACTTGTCTTTGACTTACTTAGGTATCAAAATCGTTCAATGCCAAGGGATGTCTAACGATACTTTCGTTATGACTTTGAAAGACAACTTGATCTACGCATTCGATGCTGAAGGAGATAGCTCTGATCTACGTGCGGTTAACCTACGTGACACTGTTGCTGAGCCTTACATCCGTACTCGTGCGGACATGAAGATTGGCTTCCACTTTGTGAACCCTACTGAAATCGTTTTCTATTCTTAATACTAATCTTGAGCCCTCTGCAAAGGGGGCTCTTTAATACTCTTTAATCATGCCAAATGTTTGTCAAGCATTAGAAGCGGTTGCCAAGAGCTGTGAGAACAACTCCGGGGGCTTGCATGGGATAGCATTGATCCCACAGGATGATGTAGTGAGTGTGACAGTTAACACCACTAACCCAGGTGATTGGGAAGTAACAGGTTTTACGTTAACCACGGTACCTGCTCCCATACTTTTCACTGACTACCACATCCGTAGAAACACATCTAACTACACTGAGGACTTAGCTGCTGACCTTGTTAACGGTAGCTCATTCGTGACTCAGACTATCAACTTAATGTTCCACCGAAGAGAGATGGCTACCTCAAGAGCTATCAAAATCTTAGGAAGCGGACAGCAGTATCTTTCAGGTATCGTAAAAGATGCCAACGGAAAGTATTGGTACTTCCCATACTTGCAGTTATCTGCTTCAGGTGAAGGTTCCGGAACTGCGCGTGCAGATGGTAGCAAGTACAGCGTTACTCTTGTAGCTGAGAATGAGTTCTTGGCCTTTGAGGTAACCATGAATACTTCTGCTCTTCAAGCTATTGGTGTTAACTTCTAATTTTGAACATTTTACGATAGGTCGGACAATATCTATAGATGATCTACGTAGCTCAAAATTCAAGTAACCAAATAGTACTAACACTTACAGAGGTAACAACGGTGTCCAGCCCGAGTTACCTCTTTGTGTTTACCAACGAATTTGATACTAACACA